GTTAATATGCCAGACGTTCATACCACCCTAGATGATATAACTATTAAACTTTATAAAAATCAAGGTGGAAGTGATACTCTTCTAAAAACTCATACTCATAAATTTAATGAATCTGTTTCTAGTGGAAAAGTTTGGGTTGGTGCAAGCGATATGTTTGGTGATCTTACAGGTGGAACGTTAAGTTACAATAGCGGAGCGAGTACTTTTAACTTAGCAAACACTAGAAGTGTAATAATTTACAATGGTGGATTAGTTGCTGAAGCAATTCCTTATCCAGATTCAAATAATGTAAATCATGCTTTCTTTACAGTAAGACTTCCATATTATGATACTAACAATAGTGCTTCTGATAACACATTTAAAATACATTGGGTTGGTGATTCAACTAGAAACATATTAACTGGTTATGATGTTTATTGGGAATTAGCATCTTTTGATATGCCAGATGATAAAGGTATAAATGCATCAACTTGGACAAACGCTACAGGTGCTAAGTTTGATACGAATAATACTAATACTGAATATTGGTTAAATGTTGATCCAATTAATATTCCTATTGCAGGTGGGAATAGCCCATTAACTTTTGCTTTACGTAGATATTCCAGTAGTGGAGATGACACTATGAATGCAAATGCAAATGTATTAGGAATAGAAATAGATTATAAACCTGCTATTGCTCATAAACATGATGAGACTATTCATGTAAGACATTTAGTTAATGAAACAGGAAATACAGCAGATTGGTATTATTACTACACGATAACTGCTACTAATACTGATTCTAATATTACTACTACTGATATTGGTGCAACGAGTTATGCTCCTTATGATCTGAGCATATTACAGTTATATACAGGTGGCGTTTAGGTTAAGTCTTTATTCCTTAACCAAGCAATATTGGCATGACCTACATTGTTAAAGTCTTTCTGAATTAAACAATGCTTACATACTCCTCTACTTGTTTTTCCATTTGGAGTTTCAATTAGATAGTGATGAGGATGATCAGGAATCTCATCAATAGTAACTTCTTTATTGTTATACTTTTTGATCCAACGCAATACGGTACTTTGTCCTATATCTAGGGATTCAGCTATTTCCTTTGTCCTCATTCCATTTATGTAACCATTAATAATCTTAGGGACATAATCACTTTGTACCAATTAACCTTCCTCCACCTTTATATATTTATATTTCTTACCTTCACTATAGACTTGCTCAAGTTCTATAGGTGATAACATCATTACAAGTTTGTTCTTATCCCACCTTCCTGCTGAAGAAGAGGAAACGACAGTTAGCTTAATGTTATCTGCTAATAGCTTTTCTATTTCATTGTCATCACAGAACTCACGTAGTTCAGAGTCAATGCTTTTTCTTCTATCTTCTAACTCTTTCTTAAAGCCATTAATCTTAACTCTTTCCTCAAGTAAATCCTTAATACGTTCTGCTTTAGGTATTTCATTGTCAATTAATTCTTTGAGTTCCATTCTATTTCCTTCCTATTTTGATTCCATTTATTCCAATGACCTGTGTGATAACCTTCATGTCTAACACACCAATAAACTCTCATGTCTGCAAATAAATGTTTTTCATTGTATTCATCTGCAACAGCTTGAGCATCTGATTCAATTTTATATATACCTCTCTTCTTACAAGTCTTATGTCGATTCTGTAGCTTACGTACATAATACTTTTCTCTAATACGTTTCCTGTTACTCTTTCCTCTCTTTCTTCTTAATGCCATGTCATTTCATACTCTCCATCGCTTAACCAAAGACTGTGTTTGTTTTTACAGTAATAGTTGCGATAGAACTTTTCATTAAAATGTTTAGACATGATCTGTGAGTTCCTTCCTCTACTACGTCTAATCTTCATGTTTATATTCTTTTCTGAACACATAGGACAAGTAGGAGTTATAAGTGGCATTCCTGTTTTACGTAATTGAATATCTACTTCTCTTCCTATAGTGACTTTGATTTTTGTTTTTTTGTAAGCTATTCCCATTCCATCATATGAGACTAGAAATACATTGCCTTTTAAGTATTCAGCTTTTGGAACTACTTTTCTTTCTATAGGCTGACTATACTCTTCATAACCACATGACATACATATGGGGAAGTCTTCAAGGATTATGTCATTAGAAGTACATTTAGGACATTCATTAATATATTCATGCTCTTTTACTACCATGCCTATATGACCTTCCTTTATTGTAAGAAATCTTTTCTTTAATAGCTTTCTCCAAATCTATTTCCAAGTGACCTGCTAGATCACATATTCTTATAATCGTATCTGCTAATTCAAAACTTATACCTTCTGGTTTAAGCTTTCTATCTTCATACCAAGATTCTAATCCATGTTTTCTGTATGCCTCTAAAGCCTCTGAGACTTCAGAATGAATTAACGCTAGACAATGAGGAATATCTCTTTCCTCATCCCACCAACCTTTTGACTTAGCTATATCATGAGATTCACGAATTAATTTCTTAATAGTAACTTCATCGTTATTCCATAATCTATTGCTATTAAATAAACCTTCTTCTTTTTCATCCTCCATTCCTATTACTGATCTAACCCAAGATGGTACTTGTTTACTCAACATATTCTCCCTCTACTAATCTACAAGTCATTACATCTCCTAAGATTGGTTGATGTGCAAGTATGGTTGCATAAATATTTATCTGTTTATTATTTGCTATTCCATCCTCATCACAAAGCATTACATCGAACTCTGAGAATGGATTCATCAAAGGAACATGTTGGAAGTTTCCTCCAACATAACCTTGAATTTCATCTAATATAAAAGTCTTTCCATTCTTAGGATGTATAAACTCTTGCTCTCCTGTTGCTTTAGTTAACTGTGCCACATAGCCTCCTTTAATTTTTTGATCATCACATTTCAATCCATTACGTTTCATTGCTTGTCTACACTACATTCCTTTTGAGGTCATTCGACTCCTTGACTTCAAAACAAATAAAGCTACTTCAGTACTCGTCTACATTTCATTGAACTTCTGTACTCGACTTCATCTCATAATATTGCAAAACTTGTCTTCATTAAACTTCACATAAATGCTAGTCTTGACTTCATATCATCACAGCTAGATGCGAGTCTCGTCTTCATAAAAAATCACTTCACAACAACTAGGTTCTCGTCTTCAAGGCACATTCACTAGATATCGAATCTTGACTTCAACATATACCATCTCAATTCTTGACTTCATGTGGCTTCATGTGGCATCAACTCTTGACTCCATCTAATCTCATTTCTTGTCTACAGTTCATGTGGTAGGACTTCTCGACTCCACTCCAAGCCAAGATAAAAGACATCACATCTTGTCTTCACTCCACTCCAAACTAAGTCACAATATTTCTTGTCTTCACTCCACTTTGATCCACATCTTGTCTACAGTTCATAACACTAAACCTCTACTGTACTCCACTCCAAATCTCAGGTTTAATTTATTTCTGTAATTCCTGTAACAGAATACCTACCCCATCCTTGAGAACGTTCTGCTCCTAAGCCATGAGTAGAACCATAAGAAAGCATTGTCTCAATATGTTCTAAGGTAATTGTGTGTAGTGGTCTTGCATTTACATTCTTTAACATAAGAGTAAATTCAATATAAGGATCAACAACGTAATCTAAAAACTTAATAGCATTACGTTCTCCTCTAGCTGTCATGACATGAATAAACCTTTGCTCAACTCCACCTACTTCTACAATAGGATTACGTGAAGAGTCATAGACATTAAACATACTCTCCTTAACATAGAGAGCATTAACAACCTTTGCTCTAAACTGTTTAATAGCAGGAAAGAAATCTGCAACTTGTAATGCACAATCCTTTAGGTGTCCTCTAACGCATCTTCCTTCATACATAATTTCATTCTTTGCATTACGTTTAAAAGTAGACCATCCCGGAATGTAATCATCTGATTCTTCATCTTGAATATCTATCTGAGAAATCACTTCCTGACTTAACTCATCTAGACTTTGGATCGCTCCTTCTGGTTTAGTTTTAGGAGCATTAGCTTGTATCATATTTATGATTTCTGTTTTACTTCTAGGGATTTGTCCTCCAAACTCTCCATTAATCTGAAGTCCAACTTTATACTCTTTCCAAACTTGAATTTTCTCTTTACTTTTTGTAACCATTCTTTTCTTATCCTTTGATGAATGTCATCATTTTACTTACTGTCTTTTTACCAAAGTTAGGTAATAAATTTAATTCTTCCTCGTCAGCTAGAACTAAGTCCATCATTGTTGGATATTTCTTTGCTAACACAGTCGCACGTTTTACTCCTATACCCATGCGTTCATATATTTCTATAAGTGGTTCATCCATTAGTTTCCAGTCTAGAAACTTATGTCTCTTCTTATAAAAGACCTCTTCTGTATGAGTCTCTTTAGTCCACCATCTAAATGTAGAGAAAACAAATACTGCAAGATGTTCCATATTCTCAAACGTTCTAATCCTTCCACCACTAGCCTCATATCGAGTTAATATCGAATTAAGATAGTGGTAAGAGAATGCAGAAGTTTTCCAAGATTGATGAAATCTTTCTTGTACCTTACCTTCATTAAAATCTACTTTAATGTTCTCTCCAACAAACAATAGATATGACATATCGAACTCTTCTGTTAATCGTGGTAGCTGAGTCATTAACCTTCCATCTCTTAAACTACCCATAAGATCAGAAGGAGTTTTCTTTATCTCCATTCCAACTTTTACTGGTTCTCCATTCATCTTTCCAACAAACATCATGTCTCCTGTATCGAGTGGAGAAACAAGAACAGGTATTTCTTTTTCAATATACTGCTTAAGTTCTGGAGTCATTGACTCTTGATTTGAATCAATAATTATCATTTCTTTAATCTTCTTCCAATGTTTCCTGTTCCCCAACGTTTACCAACATACTTGCTAGAACAATCCTGTGAACAGAATTCAAGATCTGGATTCTTGACTATATTACGTTTAATATGTGACCTTCTCATAGCACTTGCTTGTGAAGATAAGGTTGCTTTCTTTCCGCAATTAGTACATATAACTTTTATTCGATTTGATTCCTTTCTACAGGGACTACACATTCCACATTTATTCTGTGAAGATATTTTAGTACCGCATTCAGAACATCCTCTTATCTTACGAAGTTTAGGTAAACGTATAATCTCTTTAATATCTCTATGGTTTCTAAATAAACTGTTCGGATGTGCAAACTTATAATTATTAATTTCAATGATTTGCCTTGCTCTTTCTTTAGTTACACCTAAAGCATCTCCAATTGCTTGAAGTGTCATACGAGGATTTTCTTCAAGTAACTTATGTATTTCTCTAATACGATATTCTGTTCTTTCTGTTGATTTATATGGAATAAATAGATTAGTCATTACGCACCACCAACTGATTCAATAACAGAATCAAATGATGGATCATCTATCTCTTCTCCAATCTTCTCAATATTAATTCTGCATTTATCTACAACTGCATATCTCTCTTTACTCTCAGCAGAATATTTAAGTTGGATTTGCAAATCTACCCATTGAGGTAATTGGTTGTTACCTGAGTATTCAATACGATTAGTCTTAGCACCTTGAGAGTTATAAACACTACTGGAGTGATGAGTAATCACACAGTTAAGGTTAGAGTTTCTAATTGCATCTATAGAACTCTTCATTGCTTTATTAGCATATCTATAATCAAATGGAAATAAATCTCTACCTTGTTGACTTCTCTTTCTACTAATCTCTTCCATCTCTACTTCTTGAACTAAATGATTCCAAGTAGTACCTGTATCTATAACAAGAGTTCCATTGTCATCACCTTGAGATATAACATTCTCTATTGTGTCTTTCATATACTTGTAAATCTTTGCTTCATCAACAAGAGTTCTTACAAGAGGAACATCCTTTGTTCCTAATGCACTTCTGATAATCTCATCAATATGTACATCATCTGAACTTATAACCTTATTATCTAAGGCAGTTTGTAAACTCCAATATGGGCCTTCCGGTTCCATGCTAAGAAAGTAAATTGGTTTAGGTGCTGTAAGTGCAAAGTAACTTTTACCTATTCCTGTTCCTGCCCAAACGCTCATTACGAATCTACGTCTATTATTTAAATAGCTTTCTAAACTTTCAAAATTATTCACATCTATTCCTTTCTCTCAAAACTTTCTTTTGTATACGCATTAGGTAGAACTGGAAATGGCATTTTGCCTAGACTATCTCTACCTCTATTTAAAATATTATCTACACACTTAGGACATATAGGTTCACCCTTAATTGATACAACTAACTTAGGATTAAAACCCATAGGCTTTCTGCAAGTTCTAATACTGCAATACCCATACTCAAATTTAGATTGGGTCATCACAAACTTCTTTATATGCACATCCTCTGCATAGCCATGTCAAAGGAGTTTTCATTGGAAGTTCTCCCTTAACTTCCTTAACTTCTAAATACTCCTTGTTCTCTAGAAACCTTTTCCAGAGTTCATCAAGTTCACTTTGTTCCCATTCAACTTGATAGCATCTTATTTTGGGAACAGGATTAAGGAAACAAATTACAAAATTCATCTTGGTTCTTCCACGCATATAGGTGTAAGCACCTGCTTGTTCCAACCACCAGAACTTAGATTCAAATAAAGCGTCTGAAGTTTCTGGTTCTCTGCTCCACGTTAATTTACATTCAAAGTCAACAGGATCACTACCAAAGTCTATATGTCCTTCTATTCCATCTTTTTTAACCTCTAGTTCTTGAGTCATGGTGGGAGCGAACAAGGAAAAGAAATTTTTCTCCATTGCTCGTCCCATCGTAAAACGATAAAGAGTTGACTCATCCCAAACAGGAGGGTGCTTTCTAGATAACGCTGTTTGTCGCAAGCAAAGCGTTAAATCTGAAACATGTACTCCAGTCCTATCATTACTTTCGTATGAAGAAGTTAAAGTGTCATTCCAAACTCTTTCTTGTTCCTCTACTCTATTTGTTTTCATCGTACTCTCTCCATAACTTTGGGGATCAGGACTTTCACCTTATTGTCGCTTAATCATTAAGTTGCTATTTGTGACATCGGGAGATGCGTTCCTATTGTTTTTGCAATCACATAACCTATAAAGATTTCCCCAATTAATTTAAGCTAATGCTATATTTCTCTCATCAACTCTAACTATCTTTCCTGCTCTAATTGCAGATTCAATAGTTGTATTCTCGCAAGCCAACTTAACAATTTCAGTACTGTACTCGTCAGCAAACTCTATGGCTTTAGCTGGAAGTTCTCTTGTCCTCATCATCTCTTCACCGTTCTTAACAAGAACAGATTGAATAAGACCATAAGCCTCATCTAAATCTTCTTGGTTAGAGATAGCAGAGGAATCTCCACTCGCACCTAATACAGGAGATACAGGATAACGAATAAATCTATCTGTGTTCTCTTGAGTTGTAGGATTGAAAACAGTTTCCTTAACTTCCTTCCAATGAACTGTTGCACCCTCTAAGGAACTTATATCAGAGCCTTCCATCGAAACACCACTATGTTCTCGTAGTGCCATAATTAATTTAACTGCTCTTGTATTCCTTCTAGGAAGCCCACCACCAGTTACACTCTTTCCATCATTAGATATTTGCCAAGTACTCTGAGTGGGATCATCTTCATCATAAGTTCCACCCATTGAGTAATATCCACGTATTTCTACTGGAGTGTCAGGATCGTAAACCATTCCCCTAGTTTCATATTCATATTCCGCAGGATTAATTGATACCGTAATCTGAAACCTAGAATAGTTGGTTTCATAGATTATGGATGTAATCGTTCCATCGAAATCCCCTTCAAAAAATTCTCCACTAGGAAACTCTTCTATTGGGTCACCCCAATTTAATTCTTGTGTAGCCACTTTTAAACTCCTTCTTTACGAATTGCTACTTTGATGCCGTCTGGAATTAATCCAGTTGTCCCACACCTTTGAATGAATGATGGTGCAGAAGAATCAAGAATGATGGTGGGACAAATGTCATTCTCATTTCTTACACCTCTACCTGCCATCTGTATTAAGGTAGCTAATGTCTCATGGTCGTAATACCTCCTAGATTCTTTTAGTCTTTTTTGCATTACCTTTGAGCCTAGATAAGGGAAAGGTAGTTTAGCAACAATAATTAATTCACATTCCTTATCAGGCAGATCAACTGCTTTATCAAAAGATGGTGATATAAGGACAGCAGGGGCTGTGGCTTTCTTAAAGTTATTAAGAACTCTAGTCCTGCTTTTACTATCATGAGTAAAGAGGTAATCAGAATGTCTACTTCTTTGCTCAATATATTTTGCAATCTTGTAATTAACTGTATGGATTAATATCTTCTTATCCAAGTTGTTATCAATAATCTTATCTATCCTTTCTCTAACAATAGGAAGATTCATATCAATATTCTTAGATGACATCGATGCTGTAGGTCTTAATATAATCTGACGATTCTCTGGTGGAAATGTATAAGGTAATCTATAGAATGAAAAATCTTTAGAATTAATACCAACCTTTTTAGTTAACTCTTCACCAGATGGAATAGTTCCACTCATAACAATATGTTTAGGTGAATGTGAAAATAAAACATCATCACTACGGTCAGTAACCCATACAGGTTTAAATTCAACTGAATCTCTAAGTCTTTCTACAACCCAATTAACATTCATGTTCTTTATGTTTTCAAAAGATTCCTTTATAGTCTCAGCCCTTTTAGCTAAATTAATTTCCTCTTTACTCATTTCACTTGCACTAAGATCATGAGTTGAATCATAAAGTTTATCTATTGCATATGAGTTTTCTTCAACCCACCTTTGCCATTGTGCAACTGTTCCATAATCTGGAAGGGATAAACCATATAGTCTATCCATTTGTCTATCCCATAACTTAACTTGAATAAACTGTTCCAACATTTCATCTAGAACATGACCTTCATCACTAACAATAAGATCAAAGTTTCCAAGTGCTTGAGGATTATAATTAAGCATAGTTAACCCATAAGCATAGTTAGTAACAACAACTTTCTTTTCTTTAATATCATCTGTTTGTTGGAAGTAAGCACACTCACTTCTTATTGGACATCTAAATTTATTCTTACCTTGAATAGAACACTTAGCTGTATCAACATGAGTTTCAAAGCAAGTGCTATGTGTACATTCTTTTGTAGCCATTGGACTATCAAGATGACAATGAAAGTTATTGCGTCCCTTAACAGAAGTAAAACCTACATATCTACTTGTTACATTTGCTTCATATTGTTCTTGTTCTAACTTAGTAGCACAGAGAACTAGAACCCTTAATGATGGATTCTTAGCAGATAAATATAAAACTAATCCTGTCTTACCTGTTCCTGTTGGTGCTTCAATTACTTTTATCTTTCTTGATGTTCTATCAAATAGCCAATCCTTTTCTTCTATCCAATCTATTGCCTGTAGTTGACCCTCTCTCATGAAGTCATAAGGCATCCCATAAGTTTTAGGATTCATATATTTTCTGTGCCTCCTTGATTGTTTTACTAATCTTTTTATTTGATTTCAATGACTCTAATATTTCTGCAAACCTAGAGTATGCAAATAATTCTGTAATATATAATTTCCCTAGAAATGGTTCACTCTCATAAACTTCTAATGCAGGTTTAAGAAAGTTAGTAATTCTTTTATTTACTTCATTCCAATCTTCTCTACCACTAGATGACAATACTGCTAAACCTTTTGTTAGCATTTGAACAGAAGTTAAAACTCTTTCTAACATTGCTGACTTCTGTGCCTCACCCATCATTTGTTTTTCATGAAGTAAGTAATGAGATATATGTTCGTTATGGCTATTAAGATACTTCTGTAAATCAGTAGCAGTCCTAAAGATTGCAAGACGAACAAAGTCACTTCTTGTTTTAATTGGAATACCACGACCTTTAGATTCTTGAATAAGTTCATCTACTATTCTTCCAAGTTGAGGATCAATACGACCTTGAAGAATATCACTTTCTCCTTTGTCGTTGGAATGTCTTAAATTAAATTCCCATTCCTCAACATTATCTTGCTCTAAGTCTTCTATGTTTGCGTTCCAATCTATTCCTTCAGTTGACATTTATTACACACCCCTCTCTAGTCTTCTTTTAATTTCTACTTCATCATTAATAACATCACGACTTACATACCATTTATTATTAATATTCACTCCTTCATATCTTTTAGAGCGAATGCTTCTTAATAAAGATTGTGGTGATTGATCTAAACGATCAGATGCTTGAGCAAGATTATAAAAATGTGTTAATAATATTGAATCAACATTTCCATTTAATTCTTTTATCCTTGCATCTATCCTGTCTTTATTGTCATGTAACTCAAATAATTCTTCTTGAAATGTTTGTAAAGTTAAAATAGATTCATTATTAATTGGAAAAGTTGACATTACTCTCTCTGTTTTTATTATAATGCTTTCTTGTATGTTGTATACAGGATGGAAGAATTAAATTGTCTGCCACCTATGTTTTATATATAAAGATGGATTGACTATTCTTCTTTTGAACGATCAAGTTTAAACCAATGTTTAATGTTCATCTCATCTCTAACTACTGCAATGAGTTCTTCATTGTCTACATTAACTCCTGTAATGTTATGAAGTTTTAAATCCTCAAACTTCTTTCCACATTCTGTACATGGAGAAACTACTGCAATAGAAATTAATTCTTCTCCTGATTTAGTTTCCATTCTTAGTTCTCTAGTTGTAGGAGGAAGTCCATTACTCTTTCTAATCTTTGAAACATTTCTTGTAAGGTCAAGTTCATGTATCCATCTACATAAAGTAGCTTCAGACATATTTAACTTTCTGCTTGCTTCTTTTTGTTCTCCACTAGAATTAGCTAGAGTTTCAAGAATGAGTTCATCAATGGGTTTTCCAAATTGATATTCCATAGCAATCATCTTATGAGTTTTGCGAATCGTTTTCTGCAAAGTACACCAATCCTTGTTTTGTAATCATTCTCCCTCTAGGAGTCCGATCTATTAAATTTAATGCCAAAAGCCACGGCTCATAAATAGTTTCTATTGCTGATTGATCTATGTTTACCACTAGAGATAAATTCTTTAGCCCTACTGGATTTCCTTCAAACTTTATACATAATGCTTCTAAGATTAATAAGTCATAAGTTGTTAAACCATTTCTATCTATCTGAAGATGATCCATAGTTTCATCAACAACTTCCTTACTAATATTGTTAGTATCCTTAATCGTTGCTGTGTCGTAACATCTTTCGATTAATCTATTTGCAGTTCTAGGATTTTTCCTAGATCGTTTACCTAACATATTTAATGCTTTATTAGTAATTGTTAAATCTAATTTCTTTATATTAATTTTTATAATTGATTCAATCTCACTATAAGAATAAGGATTGAGTGGAAAAATAAATCCAAACCTTTCTCGAAATGGTGTAGTTAGTTTTCCTAGATCAGTAGTAGCAGTAATACATGTAAATGGTTCTAACTTAATAGAATCAACATCTCCATTATCATAATGAATTACTCCATCTTCCATTGCTGTATAAAGTGACTCCTGAGTTTTCTTTGGAAGAGCATGAACTTCATCTATAAAGATCATGTCTCCTTTAGTACATTTAAGTAATGCAACTTCTAAAACTTCTGGAGACTTAATAGTAGGTGCTAGAAAAGTTTTACAATTAGAACCAAACTCATTAGCAATTGTGTAAGCTAACGTTGTTTTTCCTAGTCCACTTCCTCCATGTAAAAGTACATGTGGGAAAGCGTCATCTCGTTTCTTTGATGCCTGTAAAGAAACTCTGATTGATTTCTTAGTTTTTTCTTGTCCTATATATTCATTTAAAGTTATAGGTCTGCTTAATTTCATCTTGACTCCATCGGACTAGAATTATATCTCATAGCGGTTTCAGTTGTCAACCATGCCTAGAGTAAACTTTTTGCCGATTAATTCATGAATTTTTCTTCATGGATTTTTTTGTAAAAGAAAAGAGGAGAAATGTTTTTAATAAATCTCCTCTCTTCAGTAGGTGATTATTCTGCCTCTTCAGAATCTTTAGTTTTAAGTTTTCCAACTCTAGACTTAACAACGATTTTTCTTACGTTGTCAACGAGTTCAGCTTCAAACTCACCGTCTTTGTTTTTCTTTAGAACTATTCCCTCAACGGTTTCATCTGCAATTAATTCTGCAAGATTACTTACAGCAGACAAAATATTTGCTTGATGCTGTTCCCACTCTTCAGCTTTCTTAGCCTCAAGTTCTCGAACCATATCTCCAACCATTAATGAATGGAGTCTTGTTCCTGCTTTAGCAACTTTTCCATCGCCAAAGGGAATGTCCTTATCTTTGAATATATCTTTTATAGCAACCATTTACTTTCCTTCTCTCTCTAATCAATACAAATATTTAAGCGTAATAGTTTGATTCTTTTTCCTCTCTCTCTATTACTTTATGTTTTTAACAGTTAATCTATAGGCATCTCCTTTTTAATTTGTAGAATCTCATCTGTATTACATTCACATATACAGGTTGAAACTCTTTCATCACAATCAGAAACACAGAAGTTTTCATTAGCCATGCAATTATGAATAGAAGAATCATCTTCATCTCTACAGTTCTTACAAACTATTTCTTCCATCCAACTCGCAAGTTTTTCTCCTTGCTTAAGCATTTCTATAATGAAATCCTTTCCTTCTTCTTGATCTTTAATACTACTTCTATTAACACAGTCCTCAGCAAACTTAAATAAAGTTGAAACTACAGGAGGCATGTTTATATATTTATATTCTGTTCCATCTTCTCTAGTCCCTATCTTCTCAGGACTATGATCTGTAGTATGTTTAATTTCTTTAGGCATTTTAGTTTTCCTCTGATTTACTTTTTGCATAATCGTCTAAAGCACACATAATCTTATTGGCTCTATCCTTTAATGCTTTTTTAGTTTCTATAATTTCCTCATCAGTCATTTCGTCTAAGCCTGAGTGAATCTCTTCAGCTTGATTCCATGCTGTGTCTATTGAGTCTTGTAAGCGTTCATAAAAAAATGTATAAGCTGTCTTCATCACTCCTCTTTATTTCCATATACAGGATTTTTGGTTAAAAATGTTTCTGGATAATCAATCTTCTTATTCCAACCTTCTGGATAAGCTGTCTTAATTAATACTTCATTTGGGTGATCCCAAATATATTTTCTAAAATCTTTTAAATCACTAATGTCTCCAATTTGTTGATAAGGAGAAGGGATTTGTTCCATAACATCAATAGCTAATTGTATAGCTGATGCTGTAAGCAATTGACCTCTTACAGACCTCGCTCGATCAAAAATAATATCTGACTTTTCATGAGATTTATTAAACATTTATTACTCCTTCCTTTTTGTTATACACATGCCAAATTTCATCTTGATCAACTCTTCTACCAACTTGTTTTTCTAATTCTTGCCATTTAGAACGTAACCTCCATCTTCTATTATGTTGTTCTGCCCATGTGTCATGTCCAGTTCTATTTATATTTTCTGGCTCTAGAGCAATTATTAATCCAAAGAACTCATCGAACAACCTGTTAATCTCAAACATTTCTTGATCAAACTTTTTAAGATGTAACCAACACAATGCTCTACCATCTCTAATATCTTTTACGTGCTTAA